AGTCAGCCGCTGAAAGCGTCACAAGCGGGTGTCGTATAATGGCATTACTCCAGCTTCCCAAGCTGATAACGAGGGTTCGATTCCCTTCACCCGCTCCAGTCTTTTCAAGGGTTTCAGGCGTGTCAGCGTGAGCCCAAGCGATGTTGGTGACAGTTCTGGTGACAGTTTGCGTGTAAGCGCACAGTTACTAGTGCGAGACACTGCCAGCCGCCCTCCCCCTATACCGGTTCTCTTTTCATGTTGACCCATGGGAAACCAGTATTTTAAGTAATTTTTCGTCCTGATCTCCGTCTAGCCCTTATAAATCAATGGCTACAGCGTATTGGATAGGGTAAGTTTTATAGTCAGATATAGTAATGAACTTACTTTTTGGTATGGTCAGAAAACTAAACATAAATATCGTTATAAAACAGTGAGTTACGAAAAAATTACTCTCCCTCTTACTCAAAAAAGCTAGTGCTAGGTAAGTGCCCAAAACCGCATCGCGTGTGGGCTACAGCCGATCTCCGACCGCCTCATACCTAAATTACTTGTTTCCCGTGGGTGACCTGAGAAATGGACCGCCCACAACGCTGTGTGAGCGCTCCTAAAACGAGGGGCCCGGTGTAGGGAATTGCAGGGTTTCTCGGCCCCCCTATCGCACAGGAGAGGCCCGGCGGGGACTGTAGAGAGCCTGTTGCAGGGGTGCAGAAAAAACGACCAATTTAGCCCGCAGGCGTGGCGGGGGGACGACGGCGCGCAGAAGAAGGAACGCTTTGCATCGAGGCGGCATGGCGACGAAGAGAGAGGTAATAGTCCTTGCGATTAGGTGCTCTTGTCTGCAGACTGCCACTTATCCCACGCGACATACCTAAAGATGAACGGCGAAATCCCACTCTCGGCTTATGCCCATGCAATCCTCCGGGGAGGCGATCTCGAACCTCCTCGCCCTCTCCCGCTAAGTCCCTTTTTTGAAGCTGTCGAATCTAGCTGCGCGACCCAGGTGGTGTACGACGTACTGTCACGCTCGGACCGGCGGCGCCACGGCATATTTTTTTCAGGCGCAGAATGGGCGCGAACGCTTGTGTCAGAGCTAAGGCTTGAAGAGTGGCGCCGCTTTGTTGATCCAAGTGTAGGAAGCGGCGACCTTCTGGTAGAGATATGCAGAAGGCTGCCTATCGGCGCCGACGTACATGAAACTATTGAGGAATGGTCGAATCGCTTAGTCGCGATAGACCTGAGAGAGTCATTCCTGAAGATTGCTTGGGCGCGCATCCAAGGGGTTGCGCTCCTTCGGCATCAGCAAGCAGGCGGAGCTACGAAGCAGTTTACCCCGCGTCCGCTTCCCGAGAATTTTCGGGTCGGCGACGCTCTAGAAATGTCCTTGGCGTTGAAGCAAAACGATTGTGTCATCATGAATCCGCCTTATCAGCGAATGTGCGCGAGCATAACCAGCTTCGTAGGATCTGGAATGAGGTCCGCTGCGGCCCTGCATCTTGAGCATGTGCTGAAAGAAGGTCCTGAGTCGGTAGGAATCATCGCACTGATTCCAGAAGTACTGCGGAGTGGCACCTCCTACAGGCGCTTTAGGGAAGAAGTCCAGCGCAGAATGGTTGTAAAAAGTTTCGACTCTTCAGGGCGATTTGGTGCGGGGGCGGACATAGACGTGGCAGTGCTGGTTGGTAGGACAGCTGCTGGTAACAACGACTCGATGCCGATCATTGAGACGCAAGATCACATAACTCTAGGGGATTATTTCTCAGTAAGAGTAGGACCGGTTGTGCCACATCGATCGGCTATGGACGGTCCTGAATGCGGCTATCTCACTGCCAAAAACTCTCGCGTTGGACTGGAGATTACCGTCCCACCAGAGCTGGCGACGTTCAGGACCAGAGTTGAATGCGGCCCCTTCATAATTGTCCGACGGACCTCAAGTCCCTCAGATAAAAAGCGAGCGAGGGCTACGTTAATTTCTAGCACAAGTAGCTTCTTAGTGGAGAACCATCTACTAATCATCAAGGCTCACAGTGGAGACATAGCTGAGTTGCTAAAATTGATGTCGATATTGGATGACCCTAGAACCGACACATGGCTTAATAGCCATATCCGTTGCCGACATTTAACTGTCAGCGCAGTAAAAAAAATCCCTCTTTGGGACCACGCATAACAAGGGATTGACAGTATGGAAAAGCCGTCTACAGGATTTCGGTTTGCACCATCCATCCTCACCCGGCTCGGAGAGGAGTTGGTCCCTAACCTAGATCAAGCGATCATTGAGCTTATAAGGAACTCGTACGACGCAGACGCAACAATCTGCGACATACAAATAAAAAGCAATTCTAATGCAGGAAGTACAATCACACTTTCTGATGACGGAACCGGAATGCTGTTGGAGCAGGTTCTAAACAACTGGCTGGTTCTTGGTGGCTCTTCAAAATCAAGCTCAAAGTTAACAAAAGGAGGGCGGCGGACTGTAGGTGACAAAGGTTTAGGGCGGCTAGCGGCGTTGCGAGCAGGCGATAAAGCTGTGATGGTTACCAGGCACGAAAGCCAAGAACCTACTGAAGCGGTATCGATCGATATCGAGTGGAAACGCTTTGAAAATGCAACGGTAGTAGAGGACGTTCAGCTGCCGATTAGCAAGTCATATCGTCCAAACTATGGGACGACAATCACGCTAAGCGGAGTAAAACGCAAATTAGGCAGAGCTGAAATAGATCGCCTAGGTCGTAGCATCGTCCTGTTAACTAGTCCTTTTGAGGGCAGTAGCGATTTCCGTGTGACGCTTGATGCCCCAGATTACCCGGAACTGGAAGCTAGAGTTCGCAATGCTTATCTTGACGACGCAGAATATGTGCTAAAAGCGCAGATTCTAGAAGACGGAACCGGCATCGCAGAAGTGAGAGACTTCAAAGGCACCGTACTTTATCGCGACCCTTCAAGTGAATGGTTGTCCCGAAAAACCGAAGAGAGCGCGTCCTACCAAGCACCCGCTACGACGTTTGAACTCTATAGCTTTGTGTTTAACAAAAATTCGTTTGCTGGAAGAGGAACTACAATCGGAGAGGTAAGAAATTGGCTTAAAACAGTAGGCGGAGTACATTTCTATCATCGAAAGTTTCGCGTCCCCCCATATGGTGACCCAGGCCACGACTGGCTGGATATGAACCTGTCTCGAGCACGGAGCCCGGAAGAAAGGCCATCAACCAACAATAGTGTTGGCCGCGTCGTTGTCGACGATCCCGACGGCATACTACGCCAGAAGACAGATAGAGTCGGGTTTATCGAGGGCGAGGAATTCCATGAAATACGGCGCTTTGCCAAGAATGCTCTAGAATGGTTTGCTCGGCGTAGGTTGAAGGATGCGGAAAGCCGACGCGACAATCAAAAAGAAGAGGCGCGACAAGCCCCTGAAAAAGCAAGAGCGGAGTTCCTCAAGACGATTTCAGATTCGCTACCGCCTCAAGAAAAAGAACGAGCAATCAAAGCTCTGAATATTATTGAAAAGACTTACGAAAAAGAGCTAAAAGCAACCCGCGATGACTTGGTACTCTATCGATCTTTAGCTACCGCAGGCACAACGGCTGCGGTGTTTGCGCATGAGATAGGTAAACCTATTCAGATCATTACGAGTAATCAGAAAACAATCGTACGTCGTACCGAGAACCTGCGCCCGGCCGAGGATGTTAAGCGACTGCAAGAGCCACTAAGATTAATCATGAGTGCATCTCAGAGACTCTCTAGATTTGCTGGCATGCAAATAGATTTCTTGAAGCGGGAGAAGAGAAGGCATGGGGCCGTGGATATTAATTCCGTCATCAAAGACCTCCACAAACTCTGGCAGCCGGTTTTGGAGGATTCCAAGATTTCCCTGGTCCTTGAACCACATTTCGTCGAAGGCGCGGTAATTTTCGGAGCCGAAGCATTAGTAGAAACCATAATCACTAACTGCCTCACAAATGCAGTGAGCGCCTTTGAGCGCGAAGGCGCCAGAACCGTTGACCGCCAAATCATACTTAGGGCTATCGCGGAAGGGGACACAATCGCCCTTGAAGTCGAAGACAATGGACCTGGCATAAACATGAATCTCGACGAAATCTGGCTTCCAGGGCGGACGACACGCCAAGAAGGTACTGGTTTTGGATTGACCATTGTCAAAGATTCAACATTAGATCTTGGCGGAACTTTTAGTGCTTCTACCGAGGCAAACTCGGGCGCGAAGTTTAGGTTTGTTTTCCCTTTGGTAAATAACAAGGCGAAAATCACAGATGAATCAGATAAATAAGGTCGCCGTCGTCGATGATGATGACGAAGCGGCAATGACTATGATCCACACCTTAGAAGACGCAGGGTTTGTCGCATTTAGACAACCTGCTTTTGATACTATCCAGCAAATGGCCGACGCTATTATCGAAGGCTCGGATGCAGCGGTCTGTGACCACCGCCTCCGCTATGGCGCCTATGCAGACATCACCGGAGCACAATTAGGAGCCGAATTGGTAAGGAGACAGCATCCAACGATTCTCGTCACGCAATACTTAGATCAGTACGCAGATATTGCAATCCGTAGCTACAGAAGTAATTTACCGGTAGTTCTTAGACGAGATGAAGCTGACGAACCTGAATCGCTCCGCGCCGGATTCGCACGATGCATTAACGAGTTTCGACGTGGAAAAATAGATGATAGGAAATTACACAAAACAATCCTGAAAGTTAAAGAAATACAAAGTATAGGCGGAGAGGTTGTCATTGACGCTATTGTTCACGGCTGGAACTCTAAAGATGCTGTGCGATTTCCCATGGAGTTGGTAGCCGAAGGTGATCGCGCAAGCGTGTGTGAAAACAGCTCTTTAGAGGCAATGACAAATGTTTCCACCGAAACCAAGGTGGACCTGTATTTCGAGGACGTGCGCTTAGCTCCAGAACCGGACCCTGACGATGGCCTCTAGTGAACTAATAATTTTGGATGTGGGCCACGGTAACTGCGCGCTGATTAAACATGGATCAGAAGCAATCATTATAGATGCCCCGGCAAAGCCCATCGTAGCTCGAGCGTTAGATGAACTGGGTATAACCTCGATTCACTCATTAATAATATCTCATGCCGATAACGATCATCTGTCCGGTGCTATACCACTGATGATGAACGACGACCGCCCCATCCAGCACGTATATGTTAACCCGGACGACAGAGACAGTGCTGCGTGGCACGATTTCAGGACAGCCGTGGGGACGGTGCGCAGATCAAAAAGGGGCATTACTGTCCATACATCACTCAACATGGAAGAGCCTCAAGAATTAAAAATCAACGAGACAACGTTAACTGTCTTGCACCCATCTCCTGAATTATGCCTTGCAACTACTGCTGGCGTGCATACTGACGGCCGAAGAGTGAATGCAAACTATATGTCCGCTGTGGTTTTGGTCGAGCATGACGGGGAGCGTATTTGCTTACTTGCCGCAGATTCTGATAAATACAGTTTGGATTTGATGTTGGAAGAGAAAACGAATCTCCGAGCGCCTGTTTTAATCTTTCCTCACCACGGAGGTCGTGCGGGGCAAAATACTGACAACCGGGAATTCGCAAAACAGCTCGTATCGGCAGTTCAACCTTCATTAGTTTTGTTTTCATTGGGTCGAGGCTCTCATGGAACCCCCCGAGCGGAGATTGTCTTGGGCGTCCGAGAGGCAATGGCAGGTACAGTGCCCTACATTGCCTGCACTCAGCTATCCCGAAATTGTTGTAATGACTCTCCCCCATCAAAGAGCCCCCAGCGTTTACTCGACAAGAACTCGGACGGCTATGCTAAAGATAACTGTTGTGCCGGCACAATATCTATTCCGCTCGAAAAGAAAGGTTGGGAAACGGTCATCTCGTCTTTAACCATGAATCATGGGTCATTCGTAGCCAAAGAGGTCCCCGGTTCGCTCTGCCGCAGGAAAATTGAGCCGTCCTCTGAATCTTCACGAGTTATTGCAAAGGTTTAGGCGAGCGCCCGCAATATTTGGGTCAAGGATTTAACTCCGCAATTGAGGGGAGGAACCGCACCACCTCCTCGCCCAGCCAGTCGTTGATCTGCTGCATACGAGCTTGTATCGGCTCAAGCTCGTTCATTGCCCAGATTTGCGCCGCCTCCTTGATAGAACCGAAACCCCCAGCGTTTTGCGGGACGATCCCCATCAGCTGAGGCGGGATGCGTAGCGCCGCGAGCATGTCGTCGCGGCTGATGTTCTTGATCGAGCCGAATTCATCCTTCGCCGCGACCTCGCTGACGGGGATCAGCTGGATACCGTCCTTCTTGCCACCGGGCGCGTACATGAACAGGTTGCGGAAGTTGCCGGGGCCCTTGGCAGACTTCAGCGCATTACGCAGGGCCCCGACGTCGGTTTCGTTCTGGGCGGTATCGGTCATGTACATGATGAAACCGGCGTGGCTGCCGTTGTTGTAGTACTTACGCCGGAACAAGGTGGCGGACTCGTTGAGCAACGCGCTTTGCAGCGCCGGCAACCACTCAGGCAGTCCGTAGATCTCCTGGTTAATGTCTGCCTCACGCTGATGAAACACACTCCCCTTCTTGAACTCGTGCTCATCGCTCCAGCCACGCACCTGGTAGTAGGTGTCCATATCCACGCCGCGCCGCATGTATTTGCCTAGAGCAGGCTGCAGGCCAAGCGTGGTGCGCAGCATGTTGTCGCGCTTTTCCAGATACCCGTTCCCGCACCACAGGAAGTCGAGGGCATACTGTTCAAATGCCTGTCGCGTCAGCAACTTGTGCGGGATGAAGGTGCGGGCCAGCATGTTGCGTTTGAAGTTCAGCCCCGACTGCAGGAAGACGCTCGCGCGCGATGACTTGGCCAGGCCGTCCAAGGACATGGGCGGCTCATACCACCGGCCATTCAGCCAGCACTCCAAATAGTCCAGAATTCCGCGCTCATCGAGCACAGGTGTAGGGTCACCAAATGTGAACGCCTCCATCTTGCCGCCGGACGCCGGTAGCAATTCCCCAGTGATCGGGGGCTGGATTACGGGGCTGTTATGCTGGTTTCTGTTGCGGCGCTTGCTCATCAATAAATCTCCATGAAGCCGGTATTCGTTGAGGTCTGGCCCTCAAGCGGCTCGTTCTGCAGTGCGTGGAAGAGCGCCCAGGCGAGATCCGCATGCCCTGTTTCATCGTTGCGGCCTGCGGTGTAGGTGAATTGCCGGCCGCTGGCCGTGATGGTTTTGCGGATAGCCATCAGCGACTGGGCCATGTCGACCCAGCCAGCATCAAATTCGAGGCGTCCCTTGTGAATCACGTCGTATGCCTTAAGCACCAGGCGTGTCTTCACTTCTGGCGAATAGCTAAAAGTGGTTACGTTGGGGAAGAACTGGCGCACCAGCTGGGCCACGCCCGAGCCCATGCCGGTGATGTCGATACCGATATACGTCACCCAATACCGCATCGTGATCTGACGAATAGCCTCAGCCTGGGCCGCGAAATCCATCCCACGGAATTGATGGCGCTCGAGCACGCGGAATTTCCCGCCCGGTACCAGCGGAGGCGCCACGACCACCAGCCCTGAGCTGTCACCAGTTTCAGCGGGGTCATACCCCACCCACACTTGACGATCGGCAAATGGGCGGGCCGCAAATGGCTTGTAGTCCTCGGACCACTCAACCCAGCTGTCGACCATGCAGGGCTGCAGGACATTGAGCGGGAAGATGCTCGCCCCGTCATCGACGAACTGGCACATGAGCAGGTTGGCAAACGCGTCGGCGTTGTACTCAAGCCGCAGTTCTTCCAGGTCGAACAGATCGCAGCCGCGCTGCTCAGCGTCGAGGATGGTGACGATCTGACGCCAGATCCTGTCCTCGCAAAGCCTCCCCTGCTGCAGGGCGTCGTGTGACACATCCATTTTGAGGCGCTGGGCCGCAGGCTTACCCTTGTTGAAGCGTTCACCGGTCCAGAAGCTGTAAGCCTCATGCGCCATGCTCGATGGCGTCGAGAAGTAGGTGCGCCGATATTGCTTCTGCATCGCCATGCCGCTGGCGACCTTGTTCAGCTCGTTGAACTTGAACGTCCAGAAGAATTCGTCGAAGTAGAAATTACCGTGGTAACCCTGAGCGGTTCGGGCGTTAGTCCCAAGGAAATGCAGCTCGGCGCCGTTGGCCAGAATGATTGGGTCACCCGTCAGCTCAACCCCGCATACCTCACGCGCAAACCCCTGAATGTAGGCCTTGAATATGTGTGCCTGGTTCTTCGATGCCGACAGGAAAATCTGATTGCGGCCGGTGACCAGGGCGTCAATGAAAGCCTCTCGGGCGAAATAGTAGGTCGCCCCGATCTGCCGGCTTTTGAGGATGACCCTGGTGCGCTGATTGCTCGCCCGGTACCAGTCCAGTTGATAGCCAAAGCAGCCATCCGTGAACGCCTCGGTGAGCAGCTCAATCTGCTCCTCGCTGAATTCGTTGCGTGCCGCCTTTTTCTTCGGGCCTTCGTTGCGCTTTGCCAGATTGGGGTTGAGGTCAGTGTCGGTGCCGCCACTCTTGTACCGTTCGATGCGAGCCTGTCGCTCCAACTGACGATGCAGCAAGTCAATCTCTTTGAAGTCGCCGCCAGTCTTGTCGTCCTTCAGGATCAACTGCACCAGGCGGGCTTCCAGTGCCCCGCCGATACGCTCGACGTTGTCGGCCCTGTCCCATTCGTCCCGCGTCTTCCAGGCGTGAACGGTCTTTTCTTTCTCGCCCAGCATTTCCGCGATCGCGCAGATCCGCAGGCCTGTCCAGTAAAGGAACTTGGCCTGGCGGCGGTTATCGCGAATGGGTGTGGCTTCGGTTGTCGTCATGGCGGCGATGCTGACGCCACGCGCGCGTGAAGGCGTAGTGACGGGCCGTGTAGGGCCCGAGGTTACAACTGGCGCCGATTGCTCATAAAAGCGCCAATGTCGACGATGCACCTCAACGCAACTGCACCCAGCAGCATCGCTTTGAGGACCCGCTCAATGAGTAAGAAATTTCGTTCCAAATGGTTTCGCGTCGCCGTAGAAGGCGCGACCACTGACGGCCGCCAGATTGAGCGCCAGTGGCTGGTCGACGCCGCAGAAACCTACAACCCGAACACCTACGCTGCGCGAGTCTGGATGGAGCATTACCGCAGCGTCCTGCCCGACAGCCCGTTTCGCGCTTATGGCGATGTCCTGGCTGCGAAGACCGAAGAAGTGGACGTCAACGGTGCGAAGAAGCTGGCCCTGTTCGTTCAGATCGAGCCGACTGCCGACCTGATCGCCATGAACAAAGCGCGCCAGAAGCTGTACACCAGCATCGAGATCGCACCGAAGTTCGCGGACACCGGCCGCGCTTACCTCGACGGGTTGGCTGTCACCGACTCCCCCGCAAGCCTGGGCACCGAGATGCTCACGTTCAGCGCGCAGAACCCTGACGCATCCCCGCTCAAGGCGCGTAAGAGCAAACCGGACAACCTGTTTTCGGAGCTGCTCGAAGCGAAGCTGGAATTCGATGAGATTGAAGAAACCCCCAGCAAGTTCGAGGAACTGTTCGCTCGCGTTGCTGAGCTCCTGGGTTCGGCCAAAGAAAAAAACAAGCCCGTCGAAAATGACAAGCCCGCTGCCGACGACGGGAAGTTCTCGAAACTGAACGAAGTCGTTGAGGTGCTTGCCGGCCACGCAGCCGAGCAATCAAAGCTGTTCACCTCGATCGAGGAAGCCAACAAATCACTGCAGGGCAAGTACGACAAGCTCAGCACTGACTTCAACGACCTGATCAAACGCCTGGGCGACAGCCAGGACCACAGCCAAGTGAGCCGTCCACCTGTAGTTGGCGGCGAAGGCTCAGTGCTGACCGCTTACTGATCGGACCGATCATCACAAGGTTTACCTGGAGAACACCATGCGTAACGAAACTCGACTCGCCTTCAACGGCTTCACCCGGCAGGTAGCCCTGCTCAACGCTGTAGCCTCGGCGGCAGAGAAATTCACCGTCACCCCAACGATCCAGCAGACGTTGGAAACGGCAATCCAGGAATCGAGCGACTTCCTGAAGCAGATCAACATCATCGGCGTCGATGAACAGGAAGGCGAAGCGATCCTGTTGGCGGTTGGCTCGACGATCGCAGGCCGGACCGACACTTCGACCAAGGCTCGCGACCCTCGAAGCGTAGGTACGCTGAAAAGTGACACCTACAGCTGCAAGAAAACCGACTTCGACACCTACGTGAAGTATCAGCTTCTGGATGCCTGGGCGAAGTTCAAAGACTTCCAAGCTCGCCTGTCGGGTGCCATCGTCGGGCAACAGGCGCTTGACCGCATCATGATCGGTTTCAACGGAAAATCGGTTGCCGCTGATACCGACCGCGTTAACAACCCGCTGCTGCAGGATGTGAACATCGGCTGGCTGGAGAAGTACCGCACCAAGGCGCCCGCGCGTGTCATGAGCAGCGGTAAGGTCGCCGGCAAGGTCACGATCGGCCCGAGCGGTGACTACAAGACTCTCGACGGTCTGGTTTACGACGCCATCCAGTTGCTGGACCCATGGCATCGCAAGCGTCCAGATCTGGTCGTGCTGGTTGACCGCAACCTGCTGCACTCCAAATTCCTGGCCAACATCGAAGGCGCGGCGGACAACGAAAACGAGCTCGCTGCAGCACGAATCATTGCCAACGGCACATTGGGCGGACTGCCCGTGGTCGACGCCCCTTTCTTCATCGACGGTGGCATCTTCATCACCACCCTGAAGAACCTGTCGATCTACTTCCAGATCGGTGGCCGTCGCCGCATGACCCGTGAAGAACCGGAGCGCGATCGCATCGCCGACTACCAGTCCTCGAACGAAGCGTATGTCGTAGAAGACTTCGGTCTGGGCGCCTTGGTCGAAAACATCGAAGAGGCCGCATAACCATGGGTCTCTCTCTCGCCCAACGTCATCGGCTGCAGGCGCTCGCGTCGCAGGAAGCCGCTGCTGCTACGCCGTCCGTGTCGATGGCGGGCGGGACGGCCTACGAAATGCAGCTGGCCCAACTGCTACAGGATCGGCTGCGCCTCAAGGGGATCCAGTCAAACGAAGGCAAGGCCGCGTTGAAGTTGCAGCTTCTGCCGGCCTACGTGCCCTATGTCGACGGGATTTTGGCTGCAGGTAATGGCGCCCAGGACGAAGTACTCACCACGATCATGATCTGGCGGGTAGACGCTTCGGACTACGCAGGTGCGCTGGACATCGCCGCGTACGTGTTGCAGCACAACCTGCTGATGCCGGACCGCTTTGAACGTACCACCGGGTGCCTAATTGCCGAAGAGATCGCGGAAGCGGCTCTGAAAGCTCAGAAAACCAATGGGACTTTCGACCTCGCCACCCTGCACCGCGCCATGGAACTCACCGCTGACCACGACATGCCCGACGAAGCCAGGGCGAAGCTGTACCTGGCCACTGGACGCGCCACCGTGGCTGGGCTGGACGTGGATAACCCCGGCCAACCCGGTCAGGTAATGGCTGGTATCGAACTGCTGAAACGTGCGATCGAGCTGAACAACAGCTGCGGTGGCAAGAAGGATCTGGATGGCGCCGAGCGCCTCCTGAAAAAGATTGCTCCCCCACAAGGGAGCTGACCGAGCGTACCCCGCAACCCCGGCGGCCCGAGGCTGATCAGCAGGTTCCTCTCCTTTCCTTGCTGTGACGCCTCGGCCACCGCCGACTTAGGGCAGAAACATGAGCGGATTCATTGCCACCGGCACGAACACCAGCGTGCCCTACCCCATCACGAACGACGGATTCTGGCCGGACATTGACGGTGCCAACGTGCGCGCGTCCCTGCGGATCGACGGCAGCGTGACCGACGCGCGTTTGGAGGTAGCCATCGTCAACGCGCTGATCCAGGTGAACGGTGAGCTGGCCCAGATCAAACGCGACCACCTGGCAAGTGGCTATAGCAATCTCGAAACCGTGCCGGCAGACGAGATCAACGGTGTCAGCCTGTTGGTCCACCTCTATCGCCGATCGATCTATTGCACTGTCGGCGCCGAACTTACTGAGCGGTACCGCAGCTATGACAGCTCCGTCGACGGCAACAAAAACGCCGACGAACTGACCCCTTCAGTAGATGAATACCGACGCGATGCGCGCTTTGCCATCCGGGATCTGCTGGGCGTTCCGCATTCAACCGTGGAGCTGATCTGATGGCATCCCCTGTGTACGCACAGCAAGGCGACACCGTCGACGCCATCTGCTGGCGGATTTACGGACGGACCGCGAGCGTCACCGAAGCGGTTTTGGATGCAAATCCTGGACTCGCAGATCTGGGGCCGATCTTGCCCCATGGAACGGCAGTCATCCTCCCCGACGCAGCGCCGCAAGCCCAAGAGTTGCAAATGGTGAATCTATGGGACTGATCCACCACACCACAGCCAAGGATGAGCACCCAATTCCACCCTCGGACAGCGGAACAAAGCGCATGCCTGACAAACCGGAAACATGGGCCTGGTTCGCTGCCTGGCTCCAACAAAACTGGCCTGCCTTCTACGCGGGAGGCCTTGCTGCAGTGATCGCGGCCCTACGAATCATGTATGGCGGCGGCACATGGCGCCGAGTACTCCTCGAGGCTCCGCTGTGTGGGTTGCTTGCCCTTTCTGCCAGCCATGGCCTTTCACTGCTGGGGATCCCCGCGACCACTGGCCCGTTCTTTGGCGGCGTCATTGGCCTGCTGGGTGTGGAGACCACCCGAGCCATCGCCAAATCTATTTTCAAACGCAAGGTGGAGCAGATATGAGCGTCTTACGTCATGGGGATCGCGGTCAGGAAGTCCGTGTGTTGCAGCAGCGCCTGAACCTGAACGGAGCTGGTCTTGTTGCTGACGGCGTCTTTGGAGACGCCACGGAGACAGCTGTGCGTGATTACCAGCGCAAGGTTGGCTTGGTAATCGACGGTATTGCAGGCCAAAAGACCGCCTTGGCGCTTGCCGGCGCTGACTGCTCCTATCTCCTGCAGCACGCCTCGCTGGTGAGCGCCGCAACTCGATTGGGCGTAGAGCTCGCCGCCGTGATGGCGGTCAACGAAGTGGAGAGCCAAGGCAGCGGCTTCCTTGACAACGGCAAACCAAAGATTCTGTTTGAGCGCCACATTATGTACCGCCAGCTCGAAACCCCACGCACTGCCGACGATGATGCAGCCGCATTAAAGGCGCGGGCGGATCGGCTGGCAGTGGCTCAGCCAAACCTGGTCAACCCAAAGGCCGGCGGATATGCCGGTGGGTCAGCGGAACATCAACGCCTGGCGAATGCTCGTCTCATTGACGACGTGTGTGCACTGGAGTCGGCTAGTTGGGGCGCATTTCAGGTGATGGGCTATCACGCCATGCGGCTCGGATACGCGAACGTGCAGGACTTCGTTTCGCGCATGAACAAGGACGAGAACGAGCAGTTCGAAGCCTTCGTGCGGTTCATCGAGGCTGATGCAGGGCTGCTCAAATCACTGAAAGGCAAGAAATGGGCTGCGTTCGCGAAGGAATACAACGGCCCGGACTACGCCCGCAACTTGTATGACACCAAGCTGGAGCGCGCTTATCAGCGTCATGCAGTCGGCTGTCCGATGCCGGAGGCCGCATGATCGATCACGAGCAGATCCGCAAGCTGTCTCCGGCCGATGGCGATATCTTCGTGCTGCCCGCTGGCACTCCCTTTGAGCTGGCCCGCGAGCTCGGCGAGGCGATCACCATTGCGAAGCCTGGCGTTAAAGCAATGGTCATCCTTGGCGACCTTCGCAAGGCCGACACCGCAGCCATGAATGCCGCTGGCTGGTATAGAGCATGAGCACGCTGCGCCAGGTGCTATACGGACTGGCGCTGCTCGGCGCCCTGTCCCTGTTGCTCTGGGCCCAATCGGAGCGGATTGAGGTAGCGGAGAAGAACACGGAGCTTGCCCAAGGCGAGACGACCGCTGCGCTGGGAAGAGCAACCCGCAGCGAAGCTGTGACCGCCAAGCTCGAAGGCACCCTGACCGCTGAGCGCAAAGCTCAAGCGGCATTACGCCTCCTGCAGGATGACCTTCGAAAATCCCTCTCCGATCGCAAACAAACCATTGAGGATTTGAAACGTGAGAACCAAGAGCTTCAGCTATGGGCTGACCAGCTTCTCCCTGATGCTGCTCGCCGCCTGCGCGAACGTCCCGCCATCACAGGAGCCGCAGCTTATCGAGACTGGCTGTCCGGCGGTCGTGCCTTGCACCCTACCGTCAGTCCGGCCGCTCAGTAACGGCGCTCTGCTTGACGATCAGGACACGATCGAGGCGGCGTGGGCGGACTGCGCAGCGCAAGTCGACACGGTTTATCAGCATCAGTTGGAACAGGCGCAGAAACAATGAACAAGCACGAATCCCTGCGCGCGCACCTGATCTCGTCTGTGCCGGATCTGGCCCAGAATCCGGACCGGCTGATGATATTCATCGACAACGGCAAAATCCGAAGTACCGCCGCTTTCGGCCTCTCATTTGAGTACATCTACACGCTCAATCTGATCCTGACCGACTACGCCGGCCACCCTGATGCCGTGGCTATTCCGCTGCTAGCTTGGGTGCTGGTCAATCAGCGCGAACTGATGGAGAACGTCGAGCGCAGCAAGGACTCGATCATCTTTGAGGCCGATGTCCTGGACAACAGCAAAGTAGACCTGTCGATCAAACTGCCGCTAACTGAACGGGTAATCGTCAAACGTCAGGACGATGGAAAGCTCCTGGTCAGTCATCCGCCCGAGCCGGTTGTTGATGACGATCCGTTTGATCTGCCGAGCCTTGAATTGTGGGCTGCCGGCGGCGAGTTCATCACGCGCTGGGATCGACCATGAGTCAGGATCTGCATGCCCTGGAACAATGGGCAAGTGTCCTGCTCGCCAAGCTGGACGAATCAGAGCGGCGCAAGCTGCTCGGCACGATGGCGCGGGACCTGCGCCGCAGTCAGCAGAAGCGTGTGACGGCGCAACGCAACCCAGACGGCAGTTCTTTTGTCCCTCGCAAGCCCAAGGACCTGCGCGGGAAAAAAGGCCGGGTGAAGACCAAAATGTTCACCAAATTAAGAACCGCGAGATACCTGCGAACGGAGAACAACGCCGGCGGATTCTCGACTGGCTTTGTTGGCCGGGTCAGCCGGATTGCGCGGGTCCACCAGTACGGCTTACGAGACCGCCCCGCCAAAGGCCAGGCCGACGTTCAGTACGACACCCGTGAGCTGCTGGGATTCTCTGGCGACGAGCTGGATAACATCCGCAACGCCCTGATCGATCACCTCGCCGGTTAGCGTCACCTTGTACACCCCTCGCTTACACCGGCCCGGTGATGCGGCACGCACGCGCGAGCCGCAACATCCGGGACATGGACTCCCTCACAGATGTAATTCGACGTCTTGAAAACCTGATTCGTGCCGGCACAGTTGCCGAGATCGATCCGGCGGCTCCACGTTGCCGAGTGAAAACCGGCGGGCTGATGACCGACTGGCTGCCGTTCTTCACCGTGCGTGCCGGTGAAGATGCTGAGTGGGATCCGCCAAGCATCAATGAACAATGCCTGGTGCTCTCTCCGTCCGGCAATCCGGCCCACGGCTTCGTGATCTTCGGATTCAACAGCGACCTGTTTCCTGCTCCGGACAACAGCCTCACCCGCCGTCGACGCCGGTACCGCGACGGCGCGACCGTCGACTACGACACGGCATCCCACACGCTGACTGCAACGCTACCAGGCGGCGGCAAGGCGGCGGCAAGGCGGTGCTCGTCGCACCAGGTGGCGTGCATGTCACCGGTGACGTGGTTATCGATGGTCTTGTGACTGTAAGTAAAGACGTGGTTGCAGGGCCACAGGCAATCAGCCTGATCAATCACCGGACTGCCGGCGTGAAGCGCGGCAATGAGATCTCGGATGGGCCAATCCCATGATCGGCATGAACAGCAGCACCGGCAAAGCGCTGACCGGTAGCGCCCATCTCGCCCAATCGATCAACGACATTCTCAGCACGCCGCTGGGGACTCGCATCATGCGCCGTGACTACGGCAGCCAACTGGCGGACCTAATCGACTGGCCTTTGAACAATGCGACCCGCCTGCAGGCGTATGCCGCCGTCGCGATCGCACTGATGCGTTGGGAACCCAGAATCAGGTTGAGCCGGGTGCAGCTGTCGCTGGGTGAACAGGCCGGTCAGGCCTATCTGGATGTCGAGGGCACAGTGGTGGATACCAACGAGCCGTTAAACCTGCGCGTGCCGCTGAGCCTGGGAGCGTCTGCATGAATACCTTTACTCCCATCGACCTCACCTTGCTGCCGGATCCGGATGTGGTGGAGCGGATCGACTACGAAGAGATTCTGGCCGAGCGCAAGGCTTATGCCGTCAGCCTCTGGCCGGCGGAGCAGCAAGCCGAGGTCGCAGCTACCCTGGCGCTCGAATCTGAACCTCTCACCAAGTTGATCCAGGAGAACGCCTATCGCGAAACATTGTGGCGTCAGCGCGTCAACGAGGCGGCTTTGGGTACCATGCTTGCCAAGGCCAAAGGCAAGGATCTGGACCAGGCCGCAGGCAACGTGAACGTGACACGGCTGGTAGTGGTCGCTGCTAACCCGAACGCAATCCCTCCGACGCCTGCTGTGATGGAGATCGACGACAGCCTGCGTGAACGCGCCCAGATGGCTTGGGAAGGTCTATCCACAGCAGGACCGAAGAACAGCTACATTCTGCACGCGCGCAGCGCTGACGGCCGCATCGCAGACGCGACTGCCGAGAGCCCTTCGCCTGCGGTGGTCATCGTGACTGTGCAGGCGCTATTGGGTGATGGTGCGGTCGATCAAGCCATGCTCGATGTCGTATCCGCGTATTTGAGCGACGAAGACCGGCGCCCCGTGGCTGACCGGCTCACGGTGCAGTCTGCCGAAGTTTTGCACTACGGCGTCGACGCGACCCTGTATCTCGCCACCACCGGTCCCGAGGGTGAGCCCATCCGCGCCGCAGCTCAGGCGAAGCTCTCCGCATTCGTGACGCAACGTCGACGCCTCGGGGTTGAGATTTCCGAATCGGCGGTGCATGCGGCGCTGCATGTCGAGGGCGTTCGTAAAGTCGTTCTGCACAACTGGACGGACATCAACCCTACGCCGTACCAGGCTGCGTACTGCACCAGCGTCAGCGTCCTAGTCGGTACAGAATCGTGACCGCCCTGCTGCCTCCCAACGCGAAATCACTGGAGAGCCTGGCTGCGGAGGCTTTGATCCAGATCGAGCGCGTTCCAATCCCGATTCGTGACCTGGTCAATCCCGATCGCTGCCCACTCGCCCTGTTGCCGTATCTCGCATGGGCCTTCTCGGTGGATCGGTGGGACGAGCGCTGGCCAGAGGCGACCAAACGCAGGGTCATCAAGTCTTCGTACTTCGTGCATTCGCGCAAAGGCACGATCGGCGCGCTACGCCGTGTCGTCGAGCCACTGGGCTATCTGATCGAAGTTCTCGAATGGTGGCAGCTCACACCACCAGGCGTTCCGGGGACCTTTGAATTAAAGGTCGGCGTCCTGGATACCGGCATCACCGACGAGATGTACCAGGAGCTGACGGCGCTCATCGATGACGCCAAGCCCCTCTCCCGCCATTTGATCGGTTTGGCCATCAGTCTGGAAACCAGCGGCCGCACCTACCTGAGCGCCTCAATCAGCGAAGGCGACGAAATTGACGTTTACCCACCGCAACAACGAGACATCGATGTCTCTGGCGTTATCGGCCGTGGTGGACGTGAGACCACTATAGACACCCTGGACGTGTATTCATGACAGACCAAAACTCGCAGTTTTTTGCCATCCTCACGAACATCGGTGTCGCGAAGCAGGCCAACGCGGATGCGCTGGGCATTGCCTGGAAGATCACGCAAATGGGTGTGGGTGATGCCAACGGCACCGACCCCCAGCCAGACGCTAACCAGAAGACGCTGATTCGGGAATGGCGCCGCGCGCCGCTTAACCAGCTCAAGCAGGACCCGAGCAACCCGGCAATTATCATTGCCGAGCAGGTCATTCCTGCAGAGATCGGCGGCAACTGGATTCGCGAGATCGGATTGTACGACGCAGACGGCGATCTAGTAGCCGTTGCAAACTGCGCACCCTCGTACAAGCCAACCCTCGCCCAAGGCTCTGGCCGGACCCAAGTGGTTCGCATGAACCTGATCGTCAGCAACACGGTCAACGTCGAGTTGAAGATCGACCCGAGCGTTGTGCTTGCCACTCGCGAATTTGTGTTGGGTGAGCTGGCAAAACAGGACTTTAAAAGCTCGGTACTGGTGTGTGCGCCTGGCAACGTCGTTCTGAGCGGTATCCAGACCATCGACGGCATAGCGGTTCCTGCAGGAAAGCGGGTTCTGAACCCGTTCCAGACAGCTGCTAAGGATCGCGGCATCTGGGTGACTGCTGCGGGTGCGTGGACCCGTGCAACCGATGCGGACATTAGCGAGGAAGTGACACCGGGCATGCTGGTGTTGGTGGAACAGGGCACACAGTACAGCGACAGCGCGTGGCAGCTGGTCACCGATGCACCGATTACCTTGGGTGTGACCGCGCTGACGTTCGAAATGGCGTGGGGGCGCACCGGCGTGACGCCTGGCGAGTACCGCAGTGTGACGGTCGACAAGCTTGGCCGCGTGGTGGCAGCCACCAATCCGACGACGGTCGCGGGCTATGGACTGACGGACGTTTACACAAAGACGCAGATCGATACAGCTCTCGCCCAGAAGGCGTCCCTGAATAGCCCGGTGTTAACGGGTCTTCCTAAAGCTCCAACCGCTCCGACCTCAACCAACTCGGACCAGATCGCGACGACGGCATTTGTCCAGGCGCTGCTAACCGCGCTGGTGGGCGCGGCGCCTGAGACGCTCAACCAGATCAACGAAATCGCAGCGGCGTTGGGTAACGACCCGAACTTCGCCACTACGATCATGACTCTGATGGCGCAAAAGGCGCCGCTGGCTTCCCCCGTCTTAACGGGCGACCCAAGGGCGCCGACCCCGGCGCAAGGGGACAACGACACCAGCATTGCCACAACGGCATTTGTTCAGGCTGCACTTGCGATGTTCGGTGTCGGTGCCTCGGCGGCGGTTATCACCGACTACAACGCTATCACGGCGTCAGGCTTTTACCGGGATGTCGGAACCGCTGTAAATGCGCCGCTAGCTACCACGATGAGCATTATTCATGTGCAGTGGAGCGGTAACGCGGGCTTGCAGATTGCAGCAGCTGCTACCGCGCAGCTCGGGTCGTCGCGCATTTTCTGGCGTAACGCTGCTGGCGGTTCCTGGAGTGGCTGGAAGGAATTCGGCGCCCTTGATTCGCCGGTGATGACAGGTGATCCAAAAGCGCCGACACCGGCCGTTACAGATAACGATACGTCGGTGGCGACTACTGCCTTCGTGTATTCCGTTCTGTCGGCCTTGGGTATCGCGCCGGGCGCCAAGAACAACAACGAACTTGCGCAGGGGACCGACCTCAATGCGGTTCTGAATTTCGGTGTGTATTCACAGCCAGCGACCGCAAACGCGACGTTGGCCCTGAATTATCCGAAGGCGGTGGCGGGCACGCTGCTGGTGCTGCGTGGCAGCGCCACGTTCGTCAATCAGGTCTATCAGGAGTACAACACAGGCCAGCTCTGGACGCGTTCGATTTACAACGGGGTGCCGTCAGCCTGGTTGCAATCGGCGAGCATTGACTCGCCCGTTTTAACGGGTGATCCACGGGCACCAACTCAGAACGTCGGGGACAACGATACAAGCATTGCCACGACTGCATTCGTACAGGCAGCACTGGCCGCGTTTGGCATTGGCTCATTCACTGGCCCGCTCGCAGCGGATCTAAATACGACTGTGCTTGGCGGAGCTTTTCGAACCACGAACGCCACGGCAAACACGCCTGTTACGGGCAATCTTTCGGGGTTCACCTTCCCTTACAACAACGGCGGCTGTTTGCAAATTGCTTCGCAGCTGGGCGGCGTCGGGCGGTTGTTCTGGCGGACTCAAGCGGGTTCAACTTGGTCACCATGGCGAGAGGTGGCGGGGACCGATAGCCCGGCATTGCTCGGTAACCCAACCGCTCCAACGCCTGGAGCTGGCGACAACAGTCAGTCGATTGCCACTACTGCATTCGTCAGAGGCGCGGCGGGCGATATGGTGGGAATGGTGGCTCACTTCGCCATGCCGACGCCTCCGGATGGCTGGCTGAAACGAAACGGTGCTGCGGTATCCCGCACCACCTATGCAGCGCTGTTCGCGAAGATCGGGACAGCTTGGGGAGCGGGTGACGGCTCAACCACGTTCAACCTGCCGGACGCTCGGGGCTACTTTGACCGGGCTTGGGATGACTCGCGCGGGATCGATACGGGGCGGGCTTTTGCCAGCAATCAGGCTCCCCAGAACCAAAGTCACACCCACTCGGGCACGGCTTTGACATCCGGCGTTCACTCCCACGTAACCGATTTTGTGCGGGAAAAGCTTCCGGTCGCGAACGTAACTGATGGTGGTAACGCCGTGCTGGGCGATCAGATAACGGATGGGATTCAGCCGATGACGAGTTCGACAGATCCCGGACACACGCACACCCTGAGCATTGCCAGTTCTGGCGGCACGGAAGCGCGACCTTATAACCAGGCGTATTTGGCCTGTATCAAATATTGATCATCGGCCGGAGGGTTTCATATGGGCGAAATTGAACAAGGCTCACAGGTTCAGGATGTTGATGCGCCTGTGGTGCGCTGGTGGGAGCAGCAAGGGGTTGTTATTCCAACTGTGTGTCACGTCTCGCCGTTGACGGGCGAGTTTGTGGGGCTGGGGATCGCAGATCCGAGCCCGCTTGAACCCGACGTCTGGCTAATTCCTGCCGGGGCGCATTTGGGGGATGCGCCTATTGTCTTCGCGGACAGCGCGGCAGTTTGGAGCGCGGATGAGGCTACCTGGCACCAGGTATCCGATTACCGAGGCAGGACCATCTACAACAAGGACACCCGAGAGGCAAGCGTGCAGGAGGTGCTAGGCGAACTCCCTGAGTCGTTTACCTTACTGGCGCCCATGACCGATTTTGATGTCTGGAGAGGCAAGTGGGTGCTCGACGTTGAAGCGCGCAATGCAGCGCTGACCAATCAAGCTCGCCTAAAGAAATCGCTGCTAATACAGTGCGCTGCGGGCATGGTTTCAACGCTGCAATTTGCCGTCGACAAGGGCATTGCGACCGATTCGGAGGTGGCGGCGCTCGATGCTTGGCGCACCTACGGTGTCCTGCTCAACAGGGTCGAGCCTGCGCCAGAAATAGAATGGCCGAACAGCCCAGATGACTCTGCGACGTCGGCATATCTCCTATCCCGTGGATTCGAAGACATCACTGCCTAACAACTACGGGGGCTCGCAACGCAGTTTGTCTGCCCCCTCGCTACAAGCCCCTCCGCTACATTCCCCGACGCGCGCGCGTCAACCTGTGCTCTACCGCCATCAACGCGCAGGATCCATCATGCCAACCGATTATCATCACGGCGTCCGAGTCGTCGAAATCAACACGGGCTCACGCCCCGTACGCACCGTCGCCACCGCCGTGATCGGCATGGTCTGCACCGCTGAAGATGCGGATGCGGCGACCTTCCCTCTCAACAAGCCTGTACTTCTCACCGACGTTCTGACTGCCAGCGGCAAAGCCGGCATAAAGGGCACGCTCGCGAAAAGCCTGGATGCGATCGCTGATCAGTCCAGCCCTGTGGCCGTAGTAGTGCGTGTCGCCGAAGGCGCCGATGCAGCGGCTACCAGTTCCAATGTGATTGGTGGTGTGACTGCCACTGGCCAATACACCGGACTGAAAGCACTGCTGGCAGCGGAAGCGCAGCTGGGCGTCCGTCCACGCATCTTGGGCGTGCCAGGTCTGGACAGCCTGGCCGTTGCCACCGAGCTGGTTACGATCGCTCAAAAGCTTCGCGGCTTTGCTTACGTCAATGCCTGGGACTGCGAAACCGTCTCGGAAGCGATCGCTTACCGCGAGAACTTTGGCGCCCGCGAGCTGATGACCATCTGGCCCGACTTCATCAATTTCGACACGGCACTGAGCGCCGATGCCCCGGCTGCCGCTGTGGCCCGCGCCTTGGGCCTGCGGGCGAAGATTGACGAGCAGACCGGCTGGCACAAGACCATTTCAAACGTCGCCGTCAATGGCGTCACTGGGCTGAGCAAAGACGTGTACTGGGACCTGCAGAGCCCGGACACGGATGCAGGGCTGCTGAACGCTGCTGACGTCACCACGCTGGTCCGACGCGACGGTTTCCGCTTCTGGGGCTCACGAACTTGCAGCGACGATCCGCTGTTTGCATTTGAGAACTACACCCGAACCGCTCAGGTGCTCGCGGACACCATGGCGGACAACCAATTCTGGTCGGTGGACAGCCCGATGCACCCGAGTCTGGTGCGCGACATCGTGGAAGGGATCAGGGCGAAGTTCCGTGACCTGGTGCGACAGGGGTATCTGATCGGCGCCGACTGCTGGTACGACGAGTCCGCCAACGACAAGGACACCCTGAAGGCCGGCAAGCTCTTCCTGGATTACGACTACACGCCGGTCCCTCCTCTGGAAAACCTGATGCTGCGTCAGCGCATCACCGATCGCTACCTGGTCGACTTCGCCGCCCGCGTCAACAGTTGATCCCTTATTGAATCGCGCGGCCACGCCCGCGCCTGCAGGAGAGCGCCAATATGGCTCTGCCCAAAAAACTCAAGAACATGAACCTGTACAACGACGGCGTCAGCTACGTCGGTCAGTGCAAAACGGTCACTCTGCCGAAACTTGGCCGGAAGCTTGAAGCCTGGCGCGGCGGTGGTATGGACGGCCCGGTAAAAGCCGACATGGGTCACAGCGACGATGGCATCACCATGGAATGGACCCTCGGCGGATGGGATATGACCGCTTTGCGCCAATACGGCGCTGTGTCCGCAAGCGGCGTCCAGCTGCGCTGGGCGGGTTCGATCCAGAGAGATGACGATGGGCAGGTGTCCGCCGTGGAGGTCGTCGTTCGTGGCCGCCACGAAGAGATCGACATGGGCGACTCGGAGCCAGGCGAAGACACCGAGCACAAATTCAACACCGCCTGCAGCTATTACAAGCTCACGGTCGACGGAAACGTCGAGGTGGAAATTGACCTGCTCAACTTCATTTTCGTCGTTAACGGCGAAGACCGGCTAGCCGAGCATCGTAAGGCGATCGGCCTGTAATTCCACTCTCACGCGCCGGCAAAACCGGCGCCATTCTTTCCGCACCAGGTACTAACCATGAAAGCCACTGAAACCAGCACTGAAGTTGAAGCAATCGAGCCGAACCCGAACACCATCATCCTGGACACCCCGATCAAGCGTGGTTCGTCCGAGCTCACCGAGGTCACCCTTCGCAAGCCCATGGCAGGGGAATTGCGCGGTGTGACCCTGACCGATCTGTTGCAGATGGATGTTCTGGCGTTGCGCAAAGTGCTGCCGCGCATCACCACTCCACACCTGACCGAACATGAAATCGGCCAGATGGACCCTGCTGATCTGGTGCAAATGGCGAGCTTGGTAACCGGTTTTTTGTTGCCGAAGTCGGCGAAGACGGATGCATCCCTCGTTGCGTAGATGACGCAATGGCGGATATCGCCGTGATATTTCACTGGGGACCAGCGGCGATGGATCCGCTGTCCCTGACCGAATTGATGGACTGGCGCGAACGCGCCCGCGTAAGAAGTGGGGCTAAGGATGACTGACAAGCTGCGGCTGGAAGTACTGCTGTCGGCGATCGACAAAGTCACCGGCCCCCTGAAACAGATCAGCGCCGGCAGCTCGGCAACCTCGCGGGCGCTCAAGGCTGCACGCGACCAGCTCCGAGAGCTAAATGCCCAGCAGTCGAACATCTCCAGTTATACCCGGCAGAAGGAAGCGGTTCGCCAATCCTCAGACGAGCTCGCCAAAGCGCAGAACAGATTGCGCGCGTTGCGTGAGCAGCTGCAGGGCATGGATGCTCCGACAGCCGCCTTTCAAAAGTCGTTCGTTAACGCGAGCGCTGCCGTTGAAAAGCTGACCAGCAAACACAACGCTCAGCGATCGGAGTTGCAGCGCCTGATCCCCCTAATGAAGTCGACAGGCGCGGACACCCGCGACCTCGGTAGCACCGAGCGCCGGCTGAAAACCGAGATCGAAGCGGCGAACATCGCCATCCAATCGCAAAAGGATCGGCTGTCTGCGCTCGCCAAGCAGCAAGAGCGCGTATCCAGAGCACAAAAGAATTACTCCAAGGGTAAGGAGCTCGCCGGCAATGCCGCCGTGGCAGGCGCGAGCGCTGGGGCTGTCGGTGCTGCAGCCGGATTACCGATCTTGGGCATGATCAAGAACTACGCCACCTACGAAGACGCCATGGCCGGCGTAGCGAAACAAGTCAGCGGAGCCCGTGACGGCAACGGACAGTTGACCGCGACCTACTACGAGATGGGTGCGGCGATCAAAAAAATGTCCGAAACCATCCCCATGGCCACCACCGATATCGCTGCCCTGGTTGAAGGCGGCGCGCGAATGGGCGTTGAGGGTAAAGACAACCTGCTGGAATTTGCACGGGTAGCGGCCACTGCCGCCACCGCGTTCGAGCTGCCGGCTGAACAGGTTGGTGAGAACCTGGCGCGGATCGCGCAGCTGTATAACTTGCCGATCAAGAACGTCAGCCAGCTCGGTGACGCGATCAACTACCTCGACGACAACGCCATGTCGAAAGGTGCTGACATCATCGACGTGATGCAGCGAACGGCGGGTGTCACCGCCTCTGTGGGGATGTCATTCAAGGATGCGGCCGCGCTGGGTTCTACCTTCCTGACGCTTGGCGCATCGTCCGAGATCGCCGCGACCGCCACCAATGCGATGATTCGAGAGCTGGCCATCGCCACCCAGCAGCCAAAACGCTTCGTCAAAGGTCTGCAGTCCATCGGCCTGGAAGCAAAAGCCGTCCAGGACGGAATGACCAAGGATGCGACCGGCACCATCGAAAAAGTGATGGATGCGGTCAACAAGCTGCCGAAGAACAAGCAACTGGGCGTGATGACGCAGCTGTTTGGCAAAGAGTATGGCGACGACGCAGCCAAGCTCGCCTCCAACATGGGCGAGTACCGCCGCCAGCTGGAGCTCGTCAACGGCGCGGAAACTGCGAAAAAGCGCGATGGCTCGATGCAACGTGAGGGCGATATTCGCGCGGACCAGCTCTCAGCTCGTTGGCAGATGTCGCAGAACCGCATGTTCAACCTCAGTGCCGCTCTGGGCGCGACTTTACGGCCCGCGTTGATCGAGCTGGTCAACGGTTTGAATGGCGTGCTGGCAAAGGTCAACGCATGGGCGGATGCCAATCCCGGCCTGGTGCTGGGCATCCTGAAAGTTGGCGCCGGCATTGCTGCTCTGTCGATAGGCTTCAGTTCCGTTGCACTTGCACTTGCGACCACGCTCGGACCCTTCCTGGCTGTTCGCTATGGTTTGGCTTTGATTGGAATCAAGCTGCCTTCGCTGATCGGGCTGATGATCAATCTGGGATCGAAGGTGCTTCCCTTCGTCGGGCAAGCTTTCATGTGGCTGGGTCGGCTGCTTCTGACCAACCCGATCGGGCTGGCCATCACCGCCATCGCCGCAGCCGCGTATCTCATCTATGCGAACTGGGACAAAGTGAAGGCCTATTTCGCAAGCGCCTGGGAAGAGATCAAACAGGGGTTCAGCGGCGGCATCGGCAGCATTCTGCAAACCATTGCCAATTTCAGCCCGATAGGGCTGATCTACCAGGCATTCTCGGCGGTGATGAATTACATGGGAGTCGAGTTGCCAAGCCGCTTCACTGAGTTTGGCGGAATGATCATGACCGGTCTGGTGAACGGGATTACCAACGCCATGGGCGCTGTGAAGACCGCGATCTCTGATGCCGGCACGGAAACGATCGGGTGGTTCAAGGAAAAGCTGGGCATCCACAGTCCGTCGCGCGTATTCGCCGAGCTGGGTGGTTTCACCATGGCGGGTCTGGCCCAAGGGCTTACGCAGACTCAAGGCGGGCCACTCGAAGCTGTGGCGGCCATTGCCAAGCGAGTCGCGCAGGCGGGCACCGTCACGATCGGTACTAACGTTGCCCCGGCGTCTGACTTACCTAGTGGACCGTCGCTACCTCCCCTCTCCGGCACGCCGATACCTGCCAAACCTGAGGGGATGTTGGGAGCAGTAGCGGACATCGGTAAAAGCATGGCCAAGGCTGGGCTTAGTGCCGTGACCGCCTTGTCGTCGTCAGCATCGCAGCTCGGGTTATCTAATTCCCCCGCAGGCATGCTGCTGGACATGGTGTCCAGCGTCGGAAAACGCTGGGCACAACCAGGAGGCGCCCCCGACAAGGGTCCAACGACTCAGTCAACACTGAGCCCGTCCGGCGTTGAGCAGACGACGCAAGCGCCCATCGGTACCCAAACTACCCCAGATGTTCTCGGCGTCCTCGCCGGCATCGGAAAACGCGTGGCACAGGTTGGGCAAAGCGCACTCGGGATGCCCGGTCCGAATGCCGCTGGAGAAAGCCAGGCTCCCAATTCATCCAGCGGGTTCGGCATGCTCGATGCCATCAGCAACATGGGCAAGACCTTGGCTCAGGCCGGCGCCGTCGCTGTTGGCATGACAGGCGCACCTGCGTCGATCGCAGTGGACAATCGGCCCCCGATTGCATCTGTGGCGCCCCAGCCCGTCGTGCAGCCAGCACCGGACCACATCGAAATCAACATTCACCCGACGCCAGGAATGGACGCGGCCGCGATCGCCCGTGCAGTTTCTGCCGAGCTGGATAAACGTCAGAACGCCAAGCGCGCACGCGCACGCAGCGCGCTGTATGACCAGGAGTAATCGACCATGATGATGGCCCTCGGCATGTTCATCTTCAGCCTTGAGACGCTGGTGTACCAGGAGCTGCAGCGGCAGACGGAATGGCGGCATGGTTCGACCTCTCGCATCGGCACAAATCCCGCACGACAGTTCCTGGGGCGCGGTGATGATTCGATAACGCTCCCCGGCGTGCTGCTGCCAGCGCTAGCCGGCACGCCACTGAGCCTGGACACCCTGCGTTACATGGCAGACACAGGTAAAGCCTGGCCCTTGGTCGAAGGCACGGGGCGAATCCTTGGGATATGGGTGATCGAAAGCATTAATGAGACCCGAACGTTGTTCTTCCAGGATGGCGCGGCGCGCCGGATCGAATTCACGATTGCCCTGAAACGCATTGATGACGGCCGGGTTGACTTGCTCGGGGCTGCTGTCAGCACCTCCGGCAACATCTTGAGGGCGATCCTGTGATAGATCAGGCTCTCGACCAGGTCGACCGTTATCTGAACAGCGCTCAGGATTCGATGCGCGAGGCGAAAGCGTATCCACGCCCGATCTGCCGCCTGGTGGTCGACGGTCGCGACATCACCGCGGCTGTGGAAAAGCGTCTGATGGGCATTGAACTCACGGACAACCGGGGACTTGAAGCTGATCAATTGGACGTGACACTTTCCGACCATGACGGGCTTCTGGTGATTCCGCCAAAAGGGGCAATCCTTCGCCTCTGGCTGGGCTGGAGCGACACCGGATTGATCGACAAAGGGTCGTACACCGTTGATGAAACTGAGCACAGCGGTGCACCGGATCAGCTGAGCATCCGCGCCCGTAGTGTCGACCTGCGGACAGGCCTGAAGGTCAAGCGCGAGCGGAGTTGGCACAGCCAAACGATCGGCGCAGTGATCCACGCCATCGCCGGCGCTTACGGGCTCGCTCCTGTCGTGAGTGCTGTCCTGAACGCCATCGAGCTGGTGCACCTCGACCAAGCCAACGAATCAGACGCGAATCTGCTGACTCGGCTGGGCCAGGAATACGACGCGATAGCCACCGTAAAAGCCGACAGGCTGTTGTTCATGCCGATCGGGAAAGCCACAACCGCCAGCGGACTTAACCTGCCACACGTCACGTTGACGCGGCTGGACGGTGACCAGCACCGATTCCTGCAGGCGGATCGCGACAGCTACACGGGGGTGCGCGCGTTTTATTACGACGTAAACAGTGCTGAGAAGAAAAGCGCGATTTCGGGTGGAGGGGAAAACATCAAGGACCTGCGGCACTCCTACACCGATCAGAAGAGCGCCTTGGTCGCGGCGCGCGCCGAATGGAATCGATTGCAGCGCGGGACCGCCACGCTGAGTTACACGCTCGCCCGAGGACGGCCTGAGCTGACGCCAGAGCTGACCTACACCCTCACCGGAATCAAACAGGAAATAGCCGACATCATCTGGCTGGGGGGCAACGTCAAACACAGTTTCACCTCGGACGCGTTCACTACCAGCCTTGAACTGGAGTCGAAACTGCCTGATGGGGATGAAGTCGCAGAACTGGCGGAAGACGGGAAAAACTACACCGGTATCGTTGCCTGGTATCGGGAATCGAAGACGGGCAAACAGCACACCATCACCGAAGGTGACCAGTCGCAACCCCGCCGACTTACCCATCTGTACGAAAGCAAGGCGACAGCCAAGCGGGCTGTCGAGCGGGAATACAAGCGGCTCCAGGCAAAAAATAACCCGTCCGCTTCCGGAGCCCCGGCGTGAACAGCCGGGGCGCGGTTTGCAGACTCGGATCTATTGAGTCCGGGTCAGCATTTCCGCCAGGCGACGCAAGTGCTCTTGGTCAGTTTCCGACATCTGCCGGTACCGGTGGAGCAGCATGCACTCCAACTTCGTCAACTGCGGATTGGTACAGTCGCTGCTCGGAGCATCCTGCTCCAGTCTCTTCAAAACGCCTCGATCCAACATGCTTAATACTCCTGCGAAACGGAGCGCATCGACGGCATCGCGAGTTTCTAAAGCGCTGAGTATCTGCAGTTTCTTCACCCATTACATGGAACTCCGACGATCATTCTCCGCAAGCGAACCCACTGATATTGACCTATCGACACTTACCTGACTCACCCTACAACTGGCCTCATCCAACGCACGACTGTCAATCTAGCTTAACACCATAGCCGGCTTATTCTATTTAGCTATTCGTAAAACTATTTTAGCTTCAAAATAATTTATCGCATAGCGGTGCGCTGGACTAATGTAAATTTCGCAATAGAAGCGAATCAATTAGTTATTAAACTGCAGTAAGATACCGCTGGCAAATGCTCCACCTGATGTACATCATGGGAACATCAGCGCGAACCGCAAGTACTGATCTGTTTGCGCAGGGGTATGCGAAGCCAAAACAGTGTGCAACACGAGTTGTTTCCTTTTTCAAATGGAGATAATAAAAAATGACTAAGTCTCAGCCACAGCAAACCTTGAGAGAAATATTAGCGGTAAATGGGGATCTCAGGCGAAAGGTACAAAGTGCCGCAGTACTGGCTGCTTATGGCGTAATTAAGGAGGCAGGGTATTCAATCACAGAACAAGATATTGAAGAAGCTAAAGCAGACCAAACGGCTATCGCAATAGCGCTCACAAACGGTGCTAAGGGAGACAATCTTCCGGAAGTGATAATTGCCACTAGTATCGGAGTGGCGATCGCCTCCGGAGGATTTTAACCGGTAATGAGCTGGGTGAGGCTTAGCCTCATCCATAGGAATATGGAGACCTGATTGTCATGAGTGCCGATAGCCTGTCCTCAAAGCTAATTAAAACAATCACCCGTAGTAAGAAAGATTTTTTTTATGTAAACGGCGACGATATTCAGTGCGTGATTAGCAATCTAAAGTTCGTCTACAGCGCAGTCATTGGGACCGAGAGCCTTATCTCCTGTGCAATCGAGCAATTGAAACGGATCGAGCCAAGTTCTTATCGCAATGTAATAATATCGTATTTGTTAGAACACCTAGATGAAGAGTTCGATCACGCCAGATGGCTTTCAGATGATTTGAACGCACATGGGGTAAATCTTACCAGGTTAGATAACGACGCCATGTTCATGATAGGCGCCCAATACTACATGATACATCACGAGACACCTTACTGCCTTTTAGGATATATGGCAGTAGCAGAAGGAACTCCGACGCCCATATCTGAAATAGAGAAAATGGAACAAGTATACGGCAGAAAACTATTCAGATTCTCAAGATTTCATTCAATAAAGGATCAAGAGCACAAGCACGCCTTATTTAAATACATTGACAGTGCCCCAACGAACATAGCTGAAAGTATAACCCGAAGCACTGATATCAGCTTGGAATGTATGGCTAGGGCAGCACAGCATTGGGTTTAGCACGGTTCCAAGAAGCCAAGATAGTGAGCCGAGATATTCTGCCTGCAACTAGCTTGGCGATCCAGATTATAAAATTTATTCAACCTTCAACAGAGCTGGGGAAAATTATGAAACTTAAGCCGCTATGCCTTGTGTTTTTGACCATATTTATCGGCCAGTCTGGAGAGGTATTATCTGACAACCAGAGACAGGATACTCTAAAGGAAAATATTAAAATCCTCAACAAACTTCAAGACCTCGCATCAAATCAAAATAAATCGACCGAAGTATTGAACGCGTCTTACGGCCCGCTCCCGTATAGATTAACATCGATCGAGGGCATCGCGTTTACTTCACTGAACTCGCCTTTGATATTGAGACTCAATAGCGGTGACGGCCTCGATAGAGTACTTGGCGGAGTCCCGGTAAATATGAGTGAATTTCCTTGGCAAGTTGCCTTATTAAACCCAAAAACTGGAACATTATTTTGTGGTGGCAGCCATATCGGTAATGGATGGATTGTTACCGCTGCACATTGCATAAGTGACAGGTATAGATCTCCGCTTGTGAAGGCTGACATCATAGTGCTGACGGGAACTAATAGTCTCACCAATGGAGGCAGCCGAGCCCAGTTACTCTCTGACCCAGTAGTACATCCCAAGTGGAATCCTACAAGCGAAAACGGCGACGAACATCAAAATGACATAGCTCTCTTGCATATTTCCATGCAAGATTCTCTTCCATCCATTGCGCTACCTCTCGCTACTGTTGAGGCCCCCCTTGTAGCGGATAATTCACAGCTAATGGTTTCGGGCTGGGGACACACGACAGAAAACGGAACTATATCGACCACTCTTTTGAAAGTTGGGGTTCCAATAGTCAGCAATGACAGTTGTGCACAGTCATACGATAATTCTATAACCTCGTTCCAAGTGTGCGCTGGCAAATCCGGCCGAGATTCGTGCCAGGGGGATAGTGGAGGTCCTCTGCATAGTACAGGTAGTGAGGGGCGCCTATTAATCGGAGTGGTTAGTTATGGAAAGGGCTGCGGGCGCGAGGGATATCCGGGGGTATACACCAGGGTAGTCAAGTATAAAGAATGGATACATGAGACAGCTGGATTATGATAGCTTCGATATAGCTCAGGAAATGACCATACTTTCTTTTTCAAAAAAGCGGCCTGTTAAAGCGGGACATGACCATCTGTCTCTCTTTCAAGTACCGCACTCTGCGACTGGTGTTATCAAAAAAAGCGAAAAGCGAAATCCTCATACCTCCTAACAGGACACTAACAGGGCTCGGGCGGCTGCGAAATTACATTCATTTTGGCAAGCCCTGTTGCGACACGTCGAACGACCGCCTGATCTGAGGCGGTAAGTGAGCGAAACGCGGCCATCACTTCGGTCTCGCCTTCGGTTTGCGCCCCCATTGAGCTGTCACGCCGACCGAACAAAACGTACATCACGTCCACTCCTACCCTAGAAATCGCGAGCAGATACGCCGTATCGGGGTTCTGACGCCCGCGCTCGTAGTTACCCTGGGAGTTCCGTTTGACCCCTCCAATGTCGGCCAGCTCATTCTGATTGATGCCAAGCCGGTCGCGCTCTTCCCGGAGCCGCTCGCCCAAAGTTTTTTCCAAGGAATCTCCGCACACACAAATTTTTGGCATGCGCCGCTTTACACGCACAATTTCTTGGGCATAATGATGGCACACACAACACGATTGAACACACATGAACACTATGCCCGTCCTCCTGACAACCGAGCAAGCCCGCGCAGAACTTGACCGCAACGGGGTAACCATCGCTGAGTTCTGCCGTAAACATGCATTGAACAAAAATTTGGTCAGTGATCTCTTAAACGGTCGTAAGAAGGGCGTTCGTGGTGAGGCCCGACGAGCGGCAGTGCTCCTGCGAATCAAAGACGGCGTGATATCAAATTAATTGCAGTTCTCCCGGTGAGAAACCAGAAGATGAAACGCACCGTTCTAGAAACCCGCCGGCAAGTCGTAAGCGCAGTGATCTGCGCTTACCCAGGCGGGCGAGATTGCGCAGCTCCCCGCCTTGGTATGTCGGTGAAGAAATTCGACAACCACGCTTATGAGAACGCCGGCAGCCGCCCGTTGACGGACGAGCAGATCTGCCTCTTAGAAACACAGACGGCTACCACTCACCTGCCGGATTTCGTTTGCAGCTTGTACGGCGGCGTCTTCGTCCCGGTAGCCGAGGCCGGCGAGCTGGACAACCTTGATCTGTACGCACGTTCGATCAACACCGCGATCAAGCGAGGCCTGGTCGACGTCATCATTGCCAAGGCCCTCGAAGATGGGGTCATCAAAGATGACGAAGTGCAGGAAATTCTCGCTGCGCACCGTGCGCACGTCGCAGCCCGACATGAAGAGATCACCGCTGTGATCGTTCTGCACCGGGAAGCTCCGAGCAAGTAGGAATCGACGTAGGCGCAGGAAGCGCCGCCAATTCTCGGCGTCAGCCGAAGGCCGCGACTAGCGGCGGGGAGAAAAAGTGAGCACTTACAAGCTGGTATGTCCGCACTGCCAGGAGCGAATGCGCATCCGAACCAGTGAAGGCACGCATATCTTTTTGCGGATTGCCTACCTGCAATGCACCAACGAAGCCTGTGGATGGTCAGTCCGGGCCCAGTTCGAGATGACTCATGAGATGAGCCCATCCGGTATGCCAAACCCCTCGGTTTGCCTACCTGTCGCGCCCGTCGCGATTCGCCGGCACGCCATGAAAAAGGAAGGCGAACACCAAATGGATCTACTTGGACTGGAGATGGCCTGATGAAAATCTCACTCAAAGCGCAAAACCCTGAACGCGAATACCGCACTACGATGCAAAGCGCGGCCCTGTGCTTTATGCAGCGTCACCAGGCAGAACACCTGGACAACGATCAGCTGCTATTCACGCGTGCGGTCACCTATCTGCAGACTACTCTCGAAGTGCCGATCTACCTCGCAGAAACCCTTGCGGGCCTGGCCTATGGCGAACTGCGTTCTTCCGGAGATCAGCGCCGTCTGGATCTGGCCAGCAGCAGTGAGTCCGTGGCAGTGCTCACCGATCCTGTGAGCGGCCACTCTTTCGCGATCCCCGTTGCACTGATCTTTCTGCACCTGATTGACGCTCCCGAGCAGCGACAGACACCCCCAACCATCTGAACGAATAGCACCACCCGAAGCGTGTGGGTTTGGGCAAATTGCGCCCGAAATCAGGAATACAGCCATGAACACAGCACTTTCCATCCGAATGGACCTGAGCAAAAACCTCGCAGAAGCCCTGCAACAGGAGCTGCGCAACCGGCTACGGCTGGGCATTCAGGAGCATTGGTATTCGGATGAGTTTCGACGCGTTCCTGACGGCCTGCGTACCAGCGCAATCCTGTCCGCCTACCCGGCTTTGGCCGCTCAAAAAACCACACTTGGCGCCCTTCAGGTCGCCATCAGAAAGCAGGCGTGAAGATGGAACCGATGGAACAAAAAATCCGGGCAGACGTGCTGGACCGTTTCGAAAGAGACTATGGCCTGAAGCATCGCACCGGCACTGACTTCATGCGTGGGGGTACCTGTCCGGCCTGCGGCAAGAAAGAGCTGTACAGCAGCCACGTCAACCCGTGGTTCATCAAGTGCGGCCGTGAAAGCAAGTGCGGTCAGCAGTGGCATGTGAAAGAGCTTTACGACGACATCTTTGATGATTGGAGCAAGCGTGCGCCCGCGACTGATGAACAGCCAGCAGCTACTGCACGCGCCTATCTGGAGTTCGCTCGCGGTTTCAAAATCGAGCTGGTCGCGGGGCTGTTTACCCAGGAGAGTTACTACGACCGCGATCTGGAAATAGGCTCCGCGACCGTCCGCTTCGCGTTGGAACGCGGTGGATACTGGGAACGCCTTATCGATCGGCCACACCGGTTCGGCAAGAAGAAAGCGCGGTTCAAACCGAAAGAGTCATATCGGGGTTACTGGTGGTGCTCACCCCACGTCGACCTCACAAAGACCAGCGAGCTGTGGATTGTCGAGGGCATCTTTGACTCGATCGCACTGCAGCACAACGGCATCGACTCGGTTGCAGCGATGTCGTCTAACGCTTTCCCGGCAGCCTCACTGAAAGCGCTGGCTGCCGCGCGCCCTGGCAATCTTCCAAGGCTTGTATGGGCCTTGGACAACGAACCAGGAGCGCACCGGTACACGCGCAAATGGGTATCGATGGCCCGGGCCCTGGGCTTTGAATGCACAGCGGCGCAAATCCCCCAACGCGACACGCGCAAGGTCGACTGGAACGACCTGCATCAGCGCTGGGCGTTTATTGGTGATGAAGCCGATCGGCAGCAAAAAATGCAGGCGGATCTGGAGGAAGCACGCCACCACGGTGCATTGCTGATCGCGGAGAGCGCCTCGGAAAAAGCCTTGCTGATGTACAACTGGCGTGAGCGCGAAGAATTCCACTTCGGCTTCGAGTCCCGCCTGTACTGGTGGAAACTGGACATCAGCAAATTCAACAGCGCTATGCAGGCGCTGGAGACGAGCGAAAACCACGAAGAGCAGCTGCTGAATCAGAAAGCGATGCGCGAGAAAGCGCTGCGCATGTCTGGCTGCGTTGTGGAGATCGCCAACTGCTACCCACAGGCCCTGTATTTCCAGCGCAACGAGATCACCGACGAGTCCTGGTACTTCTTCCGGGTCGATTTCCCGCATGACGGCTCATCAGTCAAGAACACCTTTACAGGTGGCCAGGTCGCAGCAGCGAGCGAGTTCAAAAAGCGCCTGCTCGGTATGGCGGCGGGTGCTGTGTTCACTGGCAGTGGCCAGCAGCTCGACAAGATCATGAAAGACCAGTTGTTTGCGATCAAAACGGTCCAGACGATCGACTTCGTCGGCTACAGCAAAGAATACGGCTGCTATGTGTACGGCGATCTGGCGGTGAAAGACGGCCAGGTGGTCGACGTCAACGACGAAGAGTTTTTCGAGTTCGGGAAACTGCGCCTGAAAACCCTGCAGAAAGCGGTACCGGTCCGTATTCAGAAGGATCCGAAGGAATATAACGACAGCTGGGCAAAACTGTTGTGGACGTGTTTCGGCGCCCAGGGCGTGGTTGCGCTGACCTTCTGGTTCGGATCGCTGTTCGCCGAGCAGATCCGTGCTCGCTATCAATCATTCCCTTTTCTGGAAGCGACGGGTGAAGCCGGCGCCGGTAAAACCACGTTGCTCAATCTGCTGTGGAAGCTGCTGGGCCGAGCAGGCTACGAAGGATTTGACCCCTCCAAGTCGACCAAGGCCGGCCGCAGCCGCCTGATGGGGCAGGTTTCGGGCATGCCGGTTGTGTTGCTTGAGTCCGATCGGAGCGGAGACGACAAGTCTCACGCGAAAAACTTCGAATGGGACGAGCTCAAGGATTACTTCGGCGGCGGCACGCTGGCAACCAAAGGCGTCAAAACCGCCGGCAACGAAACCTATGAACCGCCTTTCCGGGGCACGATTGCGATCAGCCAGAACGCGCCGGTTATTGCGTCCGAAGCCATCATGACGCGAATCGTGAAGCTGCACTTTGTTCGTCCGAACGTAACGCCAGAAAGTCGCGCTGCGGCTGATGAGCTCACGGCTTTGGACGGTAGCCAGCTCAGCCACTTCCTCCTGCAGGCGGTGAAGCGCGAAGCCGACGTCCTGTCCACACTCGCCGACAAGATCCCGGCTCACGAAGCCCGCCTGCGTCGACTGCATACCCACTGCATCAGCTGCGATACCGAGTACCCGGCGAATAACGAAAAGGCTGCCTGCCAAAGCTGCGGAAACCAGCTGCGCGGTTATATCCGCGTTGAGCGAATCGTTAAGAACCACGCACAGATGCTAGGGCTGTTGGACTGCCTCCGTTCGCTCATCCCTCTGAACGACGCGCAAATCAGCGCCACTCAGCGATGCATCGCTTCCATGGCGATCGAGCGGCAGAGCTCAATCAGTGCTGACCACCCTGTAGTGGCTGAATTCTGGGAGGTTTACGAGTACCTGCAGGGGTTGGACGCCGAAGGCCCCGTGGTCAACCACAGCAAGAAAGACAACGTCATCGCCATCAACCTCAACGAGTTCGTCGAGCGCGCCGCCGAGCACCGCCAGAAGCTGGCCGACGTCAGCGAACTGCGCGATCGCCTCAAGGAATCCCGCTGCCGCAAGTTTCTGGAATCGAACAAAGCTGTCGACAGCGCGGTTCGCGCATATCAGGCCACACGGCAAAACAACACGATCACCAAATCCCCCACCGTCAAGTGCTGGATGTTCCAGGCGTAGGGCTGCAACCCGCGCAGAACAACCCTGAAAGGAGAGAACCATGCAGATCCAAATCGTTGCCGGCACTGCGCTCGCGCAACAAAGCCGAGTGACCGAGTTGCTCGACGAGCTGGGCAACGACCGTCGCAAAACCGTTCAGGCAGAAGCATACGGCCCTGCTGGCTTGATCGACATTCTGGAGGTCAGGAGCAGCGATGGCCAGCGGGAGATCCTGGTACTGAATTGTTCAAGGCAGCAGATCCAGGCGGTTCTGGACTGGCAGTCATGTGAGGAGGACAGCGCCCGACTTGAGAACCTGGTGCTGCACCTGGTGCGAATTCCAGACAGCACCCTGTAACGCCGGCTGCAACCGGCAACCCTGAAAGGAGAGAACCATGCGCAACACTGAACCTTTTGAACATGCTCATCGCGGCGCTCTGCTGGGACAACTGCTTGGTGCAGTGCTGACCGTCACGCTGATCGCAATCGTCGCGATACAAGTGCCGGATTTGATGATCTGGATCCTGAGCTAAAGACCTGAAAAGTTGGTGCCGTAGGGCTGCAACCCCACGGCACCTGCCACCCCTGAAAGGAGAAAACCATGCAAGCTCAAACCCTCAACGGCGACGCAGTCGAGGCTACCATGATTGCTGTTGCCTCTGGTGCCGAGGTCACCTGCGAAAAATCCCAAATTATTAATACGTTTTTTGCACAGGGTCTTACACCGCACACACGGCTTTCCATGGCCACTCGTAGGCTAGGTTTACCCCGCATACGCGACGCCTGCAGACAGGCCCTTTTTGCTCCTAACAATCAGAAATACGATTTCATGCGGAAAGCACCAAAATCTGAGAAAGGGCCAGAATCAGTCGCTAAAAAACGGGTGGCCAGCTTAAATCAACATGCTGGAATGCGAGGCAAACCTAACGGGGAGGCATTGGCGGAGGTTGACTGTCGTGGGTAAGCTGGACAGATTTTTAAGAGAACGGGACGTCATCGCCGCTACATCCTTGTCTCATGCGACTCTGTGGCGGGCTATGAAAAACGGTCGCTTCCCACGTCCGGTTGCGATTTCGCCGGGGCGTGTGGGATGGAGAGAATCGGCAATCGTGGCTTGGCAACAAGACCCGTCAGGCTGGAAACCTGCTGAGGCCACCTAACGTGGTCAAAACTTATCAGGCAACAAAAATTCTCAATAGACCCCTAATCTATGATGCGCTATTGACTAGAATGCACGTCAGCCGGCATAAATGCGTGCCTTAATACACCGAACACTGGGTAATTTTATGGATCGAGTCGACTATCAAGCTCTGATTATTCAAGACATTATTAATCTTGAAGCTAGAGCTGAACTGAACCTAGCACCTTGGTATCAACGACGGTCCGTATGGAGCACTCCACAGAAATCGTACCTCGTAAATACACTACTTGAGCGGAAACCGATTCCCGCTATCTACATCAGGCATTCACTGGACCTCGACAACGCAAAGAGCATTAAAGAAGTCGTGGATGGGCAACAGCGAACGCGCGCAATAATCAGCTACTACAATAATGAATTTAGCGCTAGACATCCCAACTATCCACGAAAGATTTATTACAATCAGCTCAAAAGAGAAGAGCAACAGCTATGGCTGCTGACATCAATTCCAGTAGGCTATTTATTAGGAGCTACTGATGCAGATGTGATTGATATCTTTGGCCGCATCAACTCAATTAGCAAAACATTAAATCCACAAGAGAAGCGCAACGCGGCTTTTAGCGGAGAGATGAAACAATTTTGCCTAGAGCAAGCTTCGTCCCGAACGCCATTCTGGCGAGAGTACGAAATTTTTTCGGCAACTGACATCTCAAGAATGTCTGAAGTCCTATTCATATCCGACCTTGTGTTTAATCTAATGAACGGACTATCGGATTACAGCCCTGCAAATCTTAATAACATGTATAGTGAATACGATGAGGAATTCGACGACAGGGAAGACCTGTCCAACGAGCTTGACAGGTTATTCGACATCATAGGCTCACTGGATCGAAACCTAATTACCGATACGATATTCAACCGTCAGCCATTATTCTTCTCATTGCTCATGGCAGTTCACCAAACTGCAAGAATATCAATGAAAAAGCTATCAACCGCAATAAACAATATTGATGAGCGCTTTCACTCGGAAGTTAACAGAACACGAGCGGATGACAATTTCAAAGACGCATGTATTTCGACAACCCAGCGCATAGCTCAACGCCGAGTCAGAGACCAATACATCAAGAGTTTCTTTTAAAAATGGCGAGACCGAATTTGAATATTACGATTCAAAATTCTTTCCGCCAGATTGATAAGCTCCATCAGCATCAAGTTGACTGTGAGCGACTTGAGGCAAGATATCAGCATTTCATCGGAGAGATGATAATGCTGCGGCTATTTTCAATTTTTGAAGATACTGTCGCTGAACTCGCATACAAAATCGCGGCTGGAGCGTTCTACCTTGATGGCACCAGCCCTGCGATTTTAATTAAATCTGGAAGAACCCGGGATTCTAGAGCGCTACTCATGAACCACGGACGAACCCGGCCGGTGGACAATCTGAAATGGACCAAACCGAAATTTATTAAGGAAAGCGTCGAGCATGTTATTCCAGCAACCGAGCCTTTTATTCGGATCGCACAAGCGCACGGACAGATAATTGATGAAATGCGCAAAGTAAGGAATTCACTCGCTCACAACTCACCATCTGCTCGAACCGAATTCAAACAGGTGGTACGGCAAATCTACGGCTTTAACAAAAGTGTCACTCCTGGAATATACTTGATTTCCATACGGCATCATCGTGTTTGCAATCTAACAAGGTATATTGGATCAACAAAAGCCATCCTTCAGGGCATGGCTAGGGGCAGTTAAATAAGGCTGAACATTTGTCGCTAGACGCTTGATTTAATACAATTCTTATGGAGCCATAACGACCATTTCTGCATTCCTTTTTTCTTCTCCTTGAAATAGGTGTAGCGATCATAGTGTTTAGAGCCTACATCACCAAAAGCGTGCCCCTGAATGCGGTCCTTGAGCTCTTTGTCGAGCCCGGCCACCCCCATCAGCGTTTTGCATGTGCGTCGGATATCTCGAAGTGTAAATGGACCACTGAATTTTTCAGTATGTCGCCCATAAAGTTTTGTCACCGCTCGTGACAGAGACTGAGTATGAAGCGATTTGCCCTCTGCCTTACCAGCAAATGGGAAAGCGCTGGCACCACTGACCTCTTCCATCACCCTGAGGCTCTGACGCATCAATTTGTTAAAGGGGACAACATGCAAAGCACGTTCACCTTCAACCCCCTTCCCCCTGCTCTTCCCTTTTCTATTCCGAATGATCATATGGTCCTTCATGTAGTGGACGCGTGCTGTTGCAAGAACCTGCTCCGGCCGCTGGCCACCAGACGCTATCAAGAACTTGAGCAACTCGGCCGTTACAAGACTAAGGTGCTCAGGTAATAGCTGCCATAGTGTCGCGAGCTCTTCAGTAGAAAGCGCTCGATCACCAGGTTGCTCCCAGTCATCCTGAACGGGCACGCTGGCCACAGGATTGCTCGCCAAGCCGAATCGGACTTTGATGTCGAGGTAATTGCGTGGGTTGTATTCCTGCTCGAGCCCTGCCTGGAACGCAGCGTGCAGCTGTGACCGGACACGATTGCAATAGGTGGTTATCCCAACCCCAATCATCCTGGCGATGATGTCGCGTATGTGGGTCGGACCGATCTGTGACGCTGGCTTGCCGACCAGGTCTGGAAAGGGCTCGCTGACATAATGCTTAAGCGACCATTTGACGTCGGCTGCCGTTGCGGCGCCCTCGACGTCTAGTTTTCCGACGTAGAAGTCGATCAGCTCCTGGAAGGTGCCTGCAGATACCTTTTTCTCCTTCTCTTCGCGGCATTTATCACGGGCGACGGTCAATTTCATACCAGGCCAAGTCCCGAGCTTCTCCATCTTTTTCTTGCCAGCAACATGGCGCTGGAAATAGAACTCCTTATTGCCGCTGGGCCGAACCTTCAGCACAAGCACACCCTCGCCTCTGGCCGTTCGGCCATCCGACAGAACGAAATCTTTCTCGCGCGGTTTCAGCGCTTGAATCTGCTTTTCCGTGAGCATTGGTGACAGTCCCCGGTGACAGTTAGCGAGATCTAAGGTGATACGGCGTGAAACAACACGCTCAAACACACTTCTCTGAAAGCCGCGATTCTACTGGGCTACAGACCAGAATTGGTATCCCCTGCTATGTACTGAGACTGCACGCGTGACAGCTTCCCAAGCTGATAACGAGGGTTCGATTCCCTTCACCCGCTCCAGCTTCCCCCTCTCTCAAAAATTCTCGCTTTTCTCCCGACCAGTTCTCTTGAACCAAGCTCGTGCAGCCGCGTTTCCTGACGGGCGCTCAAGCCATTCACTTGCACCCTGGCTGATTTGGCGGGTCCATCGAGCAATAGATATTCGGTCCCTCCTGGTGTGATCTGTAAGGCACGGGTTGCGAGTACGCACTGCAGCCGGCCATAAACAACATCCCCATCACAATCATGATCATGATCTTCATCCACTGCATCTCCTTTGAAGCGTCGAGTCGGTCCGTTCGTTACACCGAGCTTATAAGCTGCGCGTTGACGCGAATAGTCGCTACCAAACATATTTTCAACCTCAACCTATCTTTTTATAGATACCTCCCATCACTTCTTTTCGCTTCTTCAGATACCTTGCACGCGTGTACCGTCATCGCATCTGAACTCATCGGGCGACGAAGATGGAAAAGGCTCAGGCATCTCCCCGCGACGCGACCACTAACGATCACACCCACAACAGCAAATGGGGCATTGCAGCGGGGTTTTCGGCGAGTCTGGTGGGCATCGGGTTGGCCCGGTTCGCTTATACGCCGTTGCTGCCAGCGATCATTGATGCAGGGTGGTTCGATTCTTCGAAAGCAGCCTATCTGGGTGCTGCGAATCTGGCGGGGTATTTGATCGGTGCGCTGACCGGGCGGGTGATGGCCGGGAAAACGTCTACCGCCTTCACTCTGCGCGCCATGATGCTGCTGGCGAGTGTTGCGTTTCTGGCCTGTGCATTCCCGGTTTCCTACCTCTGGTTTTTTATCTGGCGTCTGCTGTCGGGAATATCTGGCGGCGCTTTGATGGTCCTTGCTGCTCCAGCCGTGCTGGCGTATGTGCCGCCCTCAAAAAGAGGCCTGGCTGGTGGGGTTATTTTCATGGGGGTTGGCGTCGGAATCGCTGCTTCCGGAACCCTGGTGCCGCTGTTGTTGCAGCAAGGTCTGCAACAGACGTGGATAGGGCTGGGGATCATTTCACTGTTGTTCACGG